TTATGCCAACCGCTTTACCAACTTCGGCCTGTCGGTTTGCAATATATCCAAAGCGCCTTGATAGCTTTCAAGCCACTGATCTATTTCAATATGAGTCAATACAACCGGCATTCGATTGTGTATATCTGCTATGGATTGATTGGCGGCTGTCGTTAGTATAGTAAACCGGCGCTCTCCGTTAAAATCATTATAAAGACCAGCCATATATAGAGCCTCTTTTTCTGGTAGGTTAAACTGGTATTTAGTTTTCGTACCAGAATGCGACCATTCAAAAAAACCACAGGAGGGTATAATACAGCGTTTCGTTTCTAAGCTACGCCGAAACATTGGCTTTTCAGGTGCAGTTTCTGCTCGGGCGTTAATTACAGTACCTTTATTGTGAATATTAGGAAAGCCCCACTTTACAGCTTCAGGCGTTATTTTTCCATCTTCTTGTATCAAAACTGGTACTTTGTTGGTAGGGAAAATTTCGCCTGTTTTTATTTCTTGATGTTTTCTCTGAACTTCTTCAATAATTTCTCTAATTTCGGCCATCTCGGGATCACTGAACAAAACGTATCTTCCACACATATAACTCACCTCTTACTTATCTTTTACAAAGGTCCTCGAATTAAACTTACCGGATGAATCGTATGGTCACGCTTGGGGTCAAAACCTGAAAGCTCTGCGTCTTTTAATAATATCGCGGGGCGAACTGCCTTCGATCCGAAACGCTTCTTCAAACCGTCCAGAGTTATATCAAGTTGCTCCATCTTCAACTGTTCCATTCCCTGTCCAAATAAATCCAGCTGCAAGGGAGCAACATCACTGACCAATTCGGAGATACTCACACCTAAACTGCGAATAGGATGCTGCCAATCATAATGTTTCAAAAATAATTCCATACCAGCCTGCACTATTTCAGTGGTAATGTTAGTGTAATTGGCTAAGGCGTGTTGCCGTGTAAAACCGGATAGCTGATTATTTCGGACACTAATACTGATTATCCGCCCTTTACAGCCATGTTCTCGGAGTCGCCGGGCAACGCTGTCTGCCAATATGTACAGGATGATTTTCACATCCTCGTTGTCAACTAAGTCACGCGGTGTAGTGGTGCTATTGCCGATACTTTTCACTATTTCTCTATCAACATAACGTGAAACAGGAGAAATATCAAACCCATTTGCAAAGGCATACAGCACGCTGCCCCATTTGCCAAACCAACCTCTCAAAGTTTTTTCTGGTGTTGCGGCTAAGTCTCCTATTGTATGCTTACAATAAGACTCCAATTTACGCCGGGTAGCGCTGCCTACATACAACAAGTCACCCACCGGCAGAGGCCAAGCTATCTCTCGGTAATTTGCCCGACTGATTTCCGTTACAGCGTCAGGCTTTTTGTAATCGCTCCCCAGCTTAGCAAAAATTTTGTTGTAAGATACTCCGATACTCACGGTAATTCCTAACTCAAATTTAATTCTTTCACGAATTTTGTGAGCAATATTCACACCGTTCGCGCCGGCGGCCGTGACATCGAGCCAACACTCATCTAGCCCGAAAGGTTCCACCTGATCTGTATAGTCGAGATAAATCTCATGACACAGGTGTGAGAAGCGCTGATATAACTCAAAGCGAGGTGGCACAATCACCAGTTCGGGACACTTCTGCCGAGCTTGCCAAAGCGCCTCGCCAGTTTTAATATTATATTTCTTCGCCAGCTCATTTTTTGCCAAAATAATACCGTGACGCTGCTCTACATCGCCGCCCACGGCAACAGGTTTATTTCTTATCTCTGGTCTGTGTAGACATTCCACCGAAGCGTAAAAACTGTTGCAATCACTGTGTAATATTAACCGTTCCACTTCATCACCACCAAACACTTGTACTATATTCTATGTGATGAAAGTATAGAACATGTGTTCTGGTTTATCAATGGAAATTAAATACAACTAGCGTTTGAAATATCCCTTCCAATTTATTCAAGGTAAAACGGTTAACGATGTATTGCCTGATATTCATTTATCCTTTTTAAATCAGCTATGTAGTTGACACTAATCTTGTACATCGGTGAATTAGGATCGTGATTATTCGGTGCAAACAAAAAAATCCCCCGCTTCAGGATACCTCCAGAAGCGGGATAATGTATTTAAAGAAATTGAATTTCAGCAACACTTTGTTCTTGATGCCAATTTTTCCATATCTCTCTTTCTTCATTAAATAACTTGGCATTGATTAATCTTCCCCTGCACGACTCTATGTCTTGTAGAGGACTCGCTGAATATACAAATCGATGAGCGTGATCAATTATTAATTTTTGAACATAATAAGAAAAAATTGGATTTTGCTGTAGACTAGGATGGTCGTTATAATCCCCTACTTGAGTGTATAAAATGTGGTATGGAGATAAAGGGAAAATAATCTCGCTTCCTTTTCGTTTCCATCCCCCCTTAAAATCATATGTATTATCTTCATAAAAATTTGAACATATAACAGGATCATCACTAGTGCACCAGTGCATCCCTTTAGAGGCCCTTATTACTTCCCAGTGATGATTAAGGAGAACCTTACTCGTGTTCAATACAACATGTTTAATCTCAAATAACCAAATACCTCTTCCAATTAAAACATTGTAGTTTAGAAGAGATTTGCCATTTTCTTGTTCAGATATTTTGATTTGGGCAGGTACTAGATTATAGATTTCTTCATATTGTTTTTGTAAAATCGGCTTCCCACTCCTTAAATTTTCTTCCAGTTCAGATAATGTATTACGTATGTTACTTTCAAATAAATCTGGTAATACATTATTATAAAAACGCAATTGCCTATTCAGACGTGCAGGTGTTCTCACATATTGTGATGCTAAAAATCTTGTAATAGTCTGAATATCTCCAGAATTAAGTTTTATATTATTTATCACCTTAAACAATACATCCTGGACAGGTATTTCAACTTCTTGATTAAACCACTTTTCAAATTGGTCTGTTTCTTTTCCAGATCTAAAATATGTATATAAATCATTCTGGCTGGCAGTAGATACAACCGGTTTTAATTTCCACACATCGAAATTTTTGTGAGGAACTAATAATCTATATTGCCAAACTTTATTTTGAAAGTCGCCCCAATTTTTCAGATATAATTGAGGAACGTAATGATTATTGTGAGTTATTTGTTCCATAATTCTGACTCCATCAAAATTCAATTTTACAGATAAAACTATATTATAAAATCAATCACAAAGAACTATCCTTAGTAACCCCCACAACTAGAACTTTACTTTTAGATGTGGGAAATAAACTTAAGTTTTTATTTAAATAAAGGGAAAAATAAATATATAAATAGTAGGATGATTAAAGTGAGGGAAATTAGAAATGGGATAATTACTATAAAGATAAAAAACATAATACTTCTTAGGCTTATGTGATTCTTCAAGCTACAGAGTTTGGAGTCAGTTTGTAACTTTGTAATTATTATTTTATTTTCAATATCAAAAGAAAAATCTCCCACATACATAATCGTATTATCATGGGTGCGAATTTTGAATTTCTGAATTTGCTTGTCTGTTATATTTTGTATATGTATTCTTGAATAATTCTTATTTTTTCTTATCTTAAAGTTAAAAACTATATCTTTAGCGTTTAGACATTCGGATATAAAGAAATAAGATGCTCGTGTAAATTGGCAGGAATATGATTTTTTCCGTGAACTACTTTTGATTAAGCTATCACTCACAATCGATTTAACTTTTCTATTCTCTGTAATATGAACAATTCCACTTCTTTTAATTTTCTCAATATCAGACGCATTCAAGTCTTTTGCTCTGTGATTAGGAAAAAAACCAATAATAAACACTGGAAGATAATTATAAACTATCATTATCAAAATGGATCCGACAATATAAATAAGACCGGATATAAGGAATATTTGAATTGACATAGTGAACTTCACACCTAATAAAATTTTCTATTATACTAACACATTTATAAGTATTAGAAATTCTTTTCTACCACTTTATATAAAAGGAATTTTGCGATTACAGCTACATAAAAGCCTGATGCCTATGTGGTTGACAAAACAAGCATAAATTATCAAAACAATTGACACTGTCTTTTGTCAACCGACAAGCCAGACTTGTGATTACTTCATACCTATAAACCAAAAAATTCCCGTCCTGCATCAACACAGGACGGGAATTTTTGTTTATTCAGCTTTTTCCGTTTGCTGTTTAATTGCTGCAAAAGCATTTTTCACTACATCCGGCATCGGCACACCCATGATGCCAAAATTTTCAATAATTGAGAAGCCCTCATTTGCGATAAAGAACAGAATCACTGCTGTGCGCAGATACCCACCGGTATTGGCTACGGTATCAAGCTGCACCGCGACATAAACAATCAGCAGTACACTCAACTTGCGAAGCAGCCCCTTTAATGAAGCGTTGCTTTCGAAGGTTCCATCAGCAGTCTTTGGAGATTTGTGCCACACCATAGCAATGAGGATGCCCAGGCCATAATCCACAGCCATGATACCGATTAAAAATTGCAGGCTATCATCCCAGCCGCCCAGAGCAGAAAGAATAGCGGCGCCGGCCGCAGAAAATGCGGTCAGCGCCGAAAAGTACATAGATTTTGCAGATAGAAGCATTATGTTATCCCCCTCAAACTACATTAAAATTGCACTGCTGCGTCACACCGTCAGCAGTTACTTTGATATGTGCATGCCTGGCAACCGGTTTCGGCGGCAAGCCCTGTACATCAATCAACCAGCCTCGGCCTTTAGAGTCTTTGTACGGCTCAGATACCGCTATTACATCTCGCCCGGTTGTGTCCATGTTAGGCTTGTCCTTGCACTTTGCAAGCAGTGTGTATTTCTCCCCGGAAGCCATGTCCTTGCTGCTGGTGTCAAGTGTAAGGCCAGTAACGGCAGGAGGTTGGGTATTATGAGAGGTAAAATCTTTTAAACAGTAATTGAGGTCAACCCGCGTACTAAGTCCCGGGAGGCTCCCGTCGCTCGAATACTGCCACATATCGTACTTGCCTGCATAAGTTACTTTACTATTATATTGTGCCAGCCAAAACGTCCACTTGGAGAGCTGCGCCATGTCGAGCCGATTGACCGCCCAATCTTTATTTGCATACACTCCGGCGGTATACCCGGCAGCGGAGATATGCTCGCAGAAGATACGGCAAATATCTGTTGCCACCTGTTTGCTAATTCCGCCACGTTTTGCTTTGTAGGCGTCGGCATCTTCCATATCAATGTACACGGGATATGTGGGCTTTAAACCCTTAAGTAATCGTAAGGCATGTGCCGCCTCGCTCTCTGCATCCGCAGTTGACATAGCATAGCTGTACAGGTACACACCCCACGGAATGCCCAACCGATTGCACTCAGCTACATTTCGTAACCACTGTTTGTCGTCTTGACTAACCATATCACTGCCATACCCGCAGCGTAGGATGGCATAATTGATGTTACTCTTGAGCTTGTCCCAATCAACACGCCCGTTGGCGTTGCTAACGTCGATACCTTTAAACATTTATATCCAGCTCCTTTCTCAATTGGACTACATCATCCGTAGCCATGCGGGGGTAGTCCTTAATTATATCCTCAAAAGCTTCCCCGTTTGCCCTTCTACGTGCAATTACTTGACAAGTAATTTTAAGTAAAATACTCATTATGCCTCACCTCCGAACGCCAAAGCAGCAATAGCGGCTTGCATATCGGCAATCTCAGCCGCCTGCGTTGCTTGCTGCACCTCTGTGTAAGTAAGCTGCGCCAATGTAATACAAATCCTGTCCTCCGTAACCGCAGCTGCATCTGCCGTGTCAGGTGTAATTGTTATCGGCTTGAGTGTCAGCGCTGTGCGCAGCACATAATGGTCGTAGACCTCCTGCATCTGCTTATCACCATCCTGCGTGACAATGGTCAGGCGGTCGGTTTTGCTAGCTTCTGAGGTTAAGGCATCTAAAGCATCAAAAGAAATTGTATCTTTAGCAATCTGGATTTCAAGGCTGTCCCGCTGCGCTCCTTGATGGTAAATACCATTTGCGTTAATATTTGCGACGTTAATGGTTGTTCCGTCTGCGAAAAAAATTTGCTGTGTCATTTTATCTCCTCCTTAGATTAATCTTGGTATATAGGCAAACTACCTGTTGTGCCGTTAATTATTTCTCCCATAAAATAAAACATGGGGCATTTAAAGTAAAAACTGGAGCCGTGTGAACTTGTCGATGTAAGAGTGGCACTAATGTAAAAGGAAATATTTTCTATTCCATAAATATTATAATTTACACTGGTTAAAGTAAATGAGCGGGATAAGATCGCACGACTTACGACTCGTCCATTCTCCCACAAAGGCGGGCTTGTGGGAGGAAAATCTGGAAAAGATAAACCTATGGCTACTTCAGCATAATCTTTTTCCACTGTGCAACTATAAAAATTAAAAACTTCTTGTAGTTTAGTTATGCTAATTGCAGCATCAAGTTTAAAATCCACAGCACACTGAAAAGCAATTATACTGTTTTTATTGGATTGAGATACACTCATTACTAAATTTCCATAATCATCTACATATAGATTCCAATCGTTCTGCACCGTACGCCAACTAATTGTATAACCTACTCCGCTAGTGAAAATCTTTCTATTCACACTCCCACTTGCTACCCACAGCTCTTTCTGTTTTCGGTTCACACTACCTTGGGGTAGCCACAACTCCTTTTGCTTACGGTTCACGCCACCGCTTGGTAGCCATAACTCCGGCATCAGTACACACCCCAAATCTTACCCGCGCCGATGTAATAGGACGGTGCTGAGGTAGACAACGTGAGGGCGCTCTGTATCGATTCGGCATCATACGCTATCGGAGGTGTACCCGGGAATGTCAATTTTTTTCCATCGTCTGATAGCCTTACCCCCGTAACCCAGCTTCCCGGTGCAAATAACGTAGCAGGGAGTGGAGTGCGACCAGTTCGAAGCATAGCTGTTACGGGTTGACCATTTACTGTCCACTTTTCATTATCGCCAACACCTGCGGTCGCTAAAAATGTGAGGTTTTTTGCGCCGGTGGGGATGGCCAGATTGTTAACCGTGCCGGTGCGGGTGTGGAGGGCGGTGGCAGTTAGGCCGTCATTCCACTTTTCACGTTCCTGCTCAGACACATGAACAACGGAGTTTTCGGTATGCTCTAGCAAATCCTCCGACTGTACATAATGTTCCATGGTCTGGGCAGCAAACGGAGTACCTTGCTTAGTGATATTGGCTGCGCGTGCCAAATCGGCAGTAAACGGTGTACCTCCATCCGTTGGTGTAATCAGATAGCGGTTTAGGTTCTGCCCTTCTTCATTTACAATTGTAATCTTCGCCATTTAAACCACTCCTATCGGGATATAAATTTCTTGTCCTGCGCAAAACGTACCAGAGCGACGAACGCTGAGCTGCAGCTGCACGACCTTTTCGTGCAGTGCTAAAAGACAACCTTCAATATCATTAAGCAGCTGCCAATCGAATTTACTTTGGAAGCCGTGAGTTTGCTCCAGTAGGGCATTAATATTGCTTTCAATTCTTGTGACTTCCAGCCATGTAGGCCAACTGGTATATTGCCAGGTTTTATACTGGAGTGTCACTCCATAAAACTCCGCTATCCATTGAGTGTTATTTTCAATGCGCTGCCAGTCAGAAATATTAATTGTGTCCGTCTTCTCCCACTGCCTAGGTGGCTCCCATTTCATCCAATCACCTCGCTATCACCCGTTAAAGCACCATTGTAAATAAAGTGCATTTTTTTGATTTGAGCTTCACGATACTCGCCGAAGGTCGTTTCTACTTTACAGTAGTCAGAGGGTTCAACCGATGGAATAATGCACCAAGAAAAACTTTGTGTGATTCGATTCTGAAGCCGCTCTAGCAGCCAAACCGCTACATATTGCGCCGTATCCTCCTGGGCAATTAGCGTAACGTCCTTGACATCCAGTGCATTCTGCATAACTCCCGCAGCCGCATGTGAAAGTTGCGCTGATACAATTTTTTTAAGAGGTTCATAAACCCGCCCGGTAATCGTGATGAAGCCGACTGCGCCAGTGATTTTACAAGCACAGGCGTATACCTCCACACTTTCACAGGTTCCTTCCACGCTCACTTCTGACGCAGGAAAGGCAGAAAACTGAATAATTGCATCACCAGCAACGGATCCCTCGTATAACGTTTCTGGCTCTTCCTTCTGCTTCCAACCATATTGCTCCACATTGACGCGATTATAATACTTACTCAGCGTCGTTTTAGGTTCTTTATACAGAGACCGGTCTATTACAACGGGGTTTGGTAAAGGCACTGTGGTACGTGGCAGTATGATTCCTTGGCCGGCGACAAGAGTTCCGGCCGTAAGGGTTCCTTGATAAATCGTGTACTTGTCAATTATAATGGCATTGCGCGTTTCTTCGGTGGCACGGTAGATTAGTAGTTTTCCTGACCGGTCACTTTTGACTACGGCTCCCAGAGTAAATGCAATCCGTTGCAGTGCATCACGATAGCTCATTGGCGCTAGATAGCCGCTAATTGTCACATTACGAATATTGGGATGGATATAAAATAGTGCGTTACCCTGCACATCATATAGATTCAAATCCCGGAACAGCTCAAGCAGCACAACTTCCGCACGTTCTCCTTGGTACAGACGGGATTTGTAATAAGTCCCATCCATTAGCGAGAGAAGGTCATAGGCGGTGAACTTCGTTGTGTTCTGCGTGGGGCTCTCCCATTTGCTGAGATAAAACTTTCCGAGCGGAACGTTTTCAAAGCTATCACCGACCAAAAGGGATGCCGACAGCATCAATTGTTGACGCTCCTGAAGAAAACGTACCTCATTCTTTGGATTGAACATGTTAAACCGCTGATCCAAATTATTCAGAGTGATGGTAGCCGTGTTGACACTAAGAGTGTTGCTTGTGAGGTCGATATCTTCCAAAACGTCAAATCCAGTCAAAACAGTATCATCGTATACATATTCCACACCGAAACTAATCTCCAGCAGCTTAGCGTAATGATATGACTGTACCCGCAAAACTTGAATTGCGATTTTATCATAGTTTTCAACCGGAAAGTCCAGAACAGCCAGTGCGGAATTAATGCCTGTAAAGGTTTTTGCAGCAAGAACTGTGTCACCCCGGTATGCAGTTGCCGTGATGTCCTGCACTAGTTCCTGAAATTGGAGCGTAAGTCCCACAGAACTATGAGGCTGTGTAAACGTGTAGCTAATAATTGGTGGCACTGCGAAGCTACCATCAGCTTTTGATATTGTTGAAGACCACCATCCAAAATTTATACCCGCTGGTGGAGCGTCAGGAAAAAGGCTCATGCTTCCATCCACCTTAAATTGCTCCATCTCACACGTTCCAACAGCCGGTGCAGTGGTAACAGTATCCAAAGTCTGTACGATATCTGTAAACGGCTGCCCTTTCGCTGCAGCCGTTGCGTCACCGCGCGCTGCGACGTCAAACACACCAAAGGATACTTTTCCGCGCCAGGTACGCGCCGGCGCTCGGGCGGCATCATAATACAAATCAGAAACCCGTATCAACCACTCCGCCCCCTATCGCTCTATGAAATTTGTCTTTAGATTTCTCCACTCTGCCATCTTTCGCTTTTGCTGGTCCCAGTAAAAGGTTTTCATTGAGGTAGACAACGGCCCCCGGTAGGCAGTGATTTCAAAGGACAGGTTACCACCGGGATGCGGAAATACCAGCGGGAAGAATTCAGGTAAATTGTTTAGAGCGTTAAAGGTTTCCTTAAAATCGTCACTATCCTCTATAACTTGCCAAGCACAATTAAGCTTTATCTTCTCCCCGATGCGCTGTCGATGCAGCAGGCCATCTGTGGAACGAAAGGCCTCCAAATCCAAATCCTCTACTGAAAAATCCAGTGTAGTTACAGAAGGCACCCAAACACCATTTACTTTTATTTCACCTTTATATTTCATACGAGTGCCCCCCACTTAGAAAATACTTCCACCAACACGTTTATTTTCCTCATCCAAATACGGCTTAATGAGGCGCGAAAGTGTAGTGCCATCCAACGTTATGCTGGGGTCTTTTGAGATAATTTCCCGGAGCAACTGCAGGACATCCTCGCGGAAAGCTACCAGTTCATTCAATAGAGGTACCATCGTTTCGAGGAATGTTTCCTGCATCAATGATTGCGGTGTCGCAATTTCCGGGTTACTCTTCGCTCCTGGATATTCTCCCATCATAGCCAGCGTTGGCTGCTCTAAAATACCACCTTTGGCTAGATACGGGATGTCCTGTATCGGGTCTATGTTTATCCCAAAAGACTTTCCCGCCATTTTCCCAGGTACCCAATCAGGGATTTCAAAATGAATCTTATTTAATCCACTAATAAGCACATTTAAACCTGAAATAACAGCATTAATAAGGCCGACAATTCCATTTAGAGGAGCTTTTGCAATATCAAATAAGGCTTCAAAAACCCCTTTAAATATCGCCTTAACGCCATTCCATGCCTTTTCCCAGTTACCTGTGAAAACGCCGATAACAAAATCCAATACGCCACCGAGAGCTTTCAGGATATTCTTCGCGGCATCGGCTATGTTACCTACAACATTACCAACCAGCTTAATAATTTCACTTATGACTGCAGCAATTATTGGCCCTAATGTTTTTGCAAACCAGTTGACAATTGGAGAGATAAACTTGTTGTAGATATCCAAAGCAGCATTTATAAACTTCATCACGAACTCGCCTATCTGACCCATCAGCGGCAGCAGGTGTTCTGTCCAAAGCTGATTCAGTGTCAGGAATATCTGGTCAAAAATCGGCTTCAGAACGTTGTTCCACACATTTAGGAACAGGTCCTTTATGCTGCTGATTGCGGCGCGGATCTTTTCAAAGGTTGATGCTCCATACTGCTCCCAAAGGCTGGAGAACAGATTCAGTACATCGGTAACGGCTTTGCTAACAAACTGCGTGAATGGTGCAATTACACCCTGCCAGAGGGTATCAAACACTGTCTTCAGGACATTAAAAACAATTACGGCCGTTTTACTAATCTCTTTAAAGATATCTGTGAGCATCGGCAGTCCTTTAATAACAATCCAGTTAATTGCTGGCTGCAGCGTCTTCCAGATTGTTTCTGCCACCATGGCCAGGCTATCCATAAATCCGGACAGAATTGTAGAAGTGTCGCCAATGCCCTGCGCTATAGCACCTTTTAGGTCTGTCTGGAACCAATTGGATAATGGAATCATCCATTCCCGGCACTGCTGCCCAATCCCAGCAAATAATGCTTTGAATCGTTCTATTGGCGAATCGAATTTATAAAGGTTGTCCTGAATTGGCTGAATAACATAATCATTGAAACCTGCTGCGATATTCTGCCATGCCGCTTTGAATTTTTCTGCTACGCGCATGGCAGCGGTAGAACCTTTAGCGTTAATCGCATCATAGTCGATTCCGCCCGCAGCTGAAGAGCCGCTTTTTTGCCCAATTACAGTAAGCTCATCAAACCCTGCCAACGAACCCTTCTCTTTGGATCCACCGCTAGACTTCTTCTTTCCAGCGTCTGCAGCATTTTTCTGCATTTGCTTGGTGGCAGCTAATGATTGCGCATAGGTTTTTCCAAAGATTGCAGAAATGAAGGTTGCAATATATTGAGTTATCGATGCCAAACCTGCCATAAGAGCATTTAAGGCTGGCAGGATTGCCTGATAAATGGGTGTAAAAGCAACCTGTAGGTTCGCCTTTATCTCATTCAGTGACCGCTTAAACTGATCATTGTTAATTGTGGCTAATGATATTGACTTACGAAGCACTGCAAATGCTCCTGCAGCCAAAGCAAGAGGCCCCGCTATTGCGAGTGAGCCAACCAATCCCGCAGAAAAAGCACGACCGAGAACACCCACCCGAGCAATACCCTTTGAAGTGCTGGTAAGCGCAGAAAGAGTGGCGTTCGTCTGAGTGCGCAAGTCTGACATTCTGCGCCTAGATGCAGTCGCCGCAGCGGCTGCATCTCTTTTTTGTGCTGCTTCCTGTTTTGCTGCAACTCGTTCTTGAGCGGCCGCTGCCTTTTGGGCTGCCTTTTCTACCGCTGCCGCGGCTTTCTCCTGCGCTCTTTGGGTTGCAGCGGATGCTTTCTCCGCAGCAGTAGCTGCTTTCTTCGCTGGTTCGTCAATCTTTGCTTGTGTTGCATTCAATGTTGACTGAAAAGAAATGAGGCGGCTCTCCGAGGCTGTGATTCTTTCACTTAACTTTTCCCAGGCGTTTGTTCCAACTTCAAGTTTGCTAAACTCTGCATTCAGAGCTGCCAGCTTTTCGCGCTCAGCATCAAACTGCATCTGAATATTGGCCATCTTCTGCTTTAGAAGCTCCGCGGAATCAACTGCCGGCTTAAACGCATCAGATAAATCCGGAATGTCCTTTGCATCTGAAGCTGGCACCTCTGCTCCGACTCCACGCCGCTTATAGATTTCGGTTGCTGTTGCACTATTTGTTCGAGGCGCGGCCGTGGGCAAAGGGGATGGTCCTGCATTCGGGGATACGCTATCTGCCACACGCTTGGCGGCTCGTTCCGCTATCTCTTGGATTTCCTCCGCAGATTGCTCAAACTGGTCCGTCATTTGCCGCAACGGAGCTTTTGCAGCCTGCGTGGCTTTTTCCATAGGAGCAGAGATTGCCTGCTCCATTGCCTTTCCCGCACGCTCTACTGGCTTTGATATAGACTGTTCAACTGTTTTTCCAAGTCCCTCAAAGCTGCGTTGTGCCGATTGATTGGCACCGGCCGCTATCGCCTGCATCTGCTCATTAAGCTTTGATGCGATACGCAAATCCAGCGTTATAACACCAACAGAAGTGCCAGAATTTTCACCTGCCATGTACTCACTTCCCATTCGGCGCAAACATCGACGCCATTGCTTGCTCAATCCGAGCAAACTGCTGCCGCAAATCCTGTTCCGGTAAGCACAGTATTCGCTCTGCTCTTACGCTCTCCCATTCCGCTTTTACAGAGCGTTGCTCTGGTGTAAACCGGTGAATGATTTCTTGGTCGGTTTCTGAGCGAATTCCAACAACTCGGCCGAGCGGAGTGTCATCCATTAATCCGCTGACCATCTTAGACCAATCGGAATATTTTAAATTCTCTTGTTCTGATGGCAGCACTCCATACTGCTTGGCAACACTCTGCTCAATCAGCACCCGATCATGATCCACGTCATACCACTGGTTACTGCTCGGAAACTGATGATTTTTCTGCCTGAAATCGGGCGGCCACTTCCTCTGGTTCTTCCCCTGTCATTGCAGACATAACTAATTCAAATAGCTTCTGGTATGCAGGGAAAGGCAGATCCTTTTCGTCAATCTCTTTGGCTGCTTTTTCTCCCAGTGCAAGTCGCAGTACATCGTCCATGTTTTTTTCTACGCTGTCCTTGTCATTTGTCATCTTCATCAGCTTTTTAACTGTTTTCTGTCGGTCATCAACCGGGTAAACTTTATCTCCAATACGGATTTCCGGAGTGCCTACTAACAATTTTTCATCGAGTGTGTATAACTTTCCCATTTAAAATTCCTCCTAAAAATCTAGCCCCCTGCAGATGCAGAGGGCCGTTTCTTATTTTCGACATTAGTGTCATTCGCCCGAAGAAGAGCCGGGGGGAGTGTAAACGGGTTTCCCGTGGCTCATAACATCAAACTCAAGCTTATCAACATTCGTACTGTCTCCACCACCCGGGGCAGTAACGTTAATAACGCAATTAAACTCTAGCTTTCCACCACTGGGAAACTCCCAAATAAACTTACTGCTGCAATCGCGGCCAGATTTCCACGCCAGCCCCGCGACATAATCGTTGCCTGGGTCGCCGTTGTAACGCTTACCCGACATTGTGATAGAGAAACCTTTACCGGTCATCAGACGCTTGGGCCAGCCGGCAGCATCCATCGGAGTCCACTCTTCCACCTTACCGTCCATTTTCACAGAAAAGGTTTCCATTTCCATTACGGTCATCATGTCGGCAGAAGTGCTCGCTTCGCCCTTCGTGCCAACTTTGAACTTATTTTCAAATACTGGAAAAACACCATCCATTTAATCAAATCCTTTCGTAAGTAATTTTTATTTGTACGACAAACTCACTAACCCCATTCTTATCTTTTCCAACCGGAATGGGACCAGCGCCCGGGTCAATCTTAATAGCGAGGTTATCCCCCATAACGACGCGCGACGAGCCATAAAACAGGCGATACAGTTCCATTGCCTGTTGCTCCGCCTCATCCACATTTTTCGTCCAGTGGAGAAGAATTGAAGCACCGCGCTCCTGGTATCCGGTTTGTTCTTCGCCCCCCAGGCAGATGCGCTGCATGCTGCTGGGGAGTTTCAGGGGGTACACACCCACAAACTTATCTTTGTTACCATCAATGGAGCCTACAGCGATACAATCCCGGAGCTCAGGCATCTGCATTTTAATCCAGTCACGGAGTTGCCCTAACGTCAGCATTACAGCCCAGCCTCCTTTTTATAAAGTTCTACAAAAGTGTCTTGCACAAAGTCTTTCCGGTCGCCATCTACCCAGGGCTCTAGCCACTCGCCGCCGGCGTTTGGATTGTTCACCGTCTGGAAGTTGTATTCTGGGTGATAATAGAGCCGGCGCGCCTGAGGTGAACCGGTTACAAGGCGAGCTTCTGTTCCGTCAGTGGATTGCACAACAAAGGTCTGAACATTCTGCATATCGCCTCCATCGAATGGCATTACCTGCGCTGCTATCACATCAGTTTTCAGTGCTTCCATCGTCATTCCTGCGGTTACTATCACCGCGCGTTCCAACTTGGCGATTGCTGCGGCATCCAGCTGAATCTTGATTCCTATACTCATCACATCAACTCCAGCTGTGTAAAATTCACGGTACCATCCGGATTCCGTGCTCGGCTGCCACGGTAGATGATGCGGGTAATACTGCCGCCGTCGATTAGTGCTTCTCCCTCAAGCTTTTCACTCCCAGGGAAAATGTCACCTGAGAATAACGCGGTTGCCTCCAGCGTAATCAGTCGGCGTTCAGCATCAAGAGTCTGCTTCTGCTTTTCAGAATAGTTGCATTTCCCAGCCCAAACCGCAACCACCTTTGGAATTCCATTCTCGTCAATTCCGTCAGTGATTTGTACCTCCACCGGTGTATGGCATACAGATTCTGGTACCAACTGCGGCCATTTCATGAATACCGCCGCCTTTCAAGTCCCCTGTAGGTCAGCCCTGTCTGTCGCAAGAGAGAAAGCACCGCCTTTGTGGTAAACACCCCGCTCTGCTGCACCAGTACAGATTTGTCCCATGACATGGATACTCCGTTGATTCCATAGCTGCTGAGAGGATTGTTCAGCAAGTCTGCATACTCATGCCGAAATTCTGCCTGCAGAGCAACTGCGCGCTTTATCAGCTCCTGCTGCAGCTCGGTAAGCTTCCTGATTCCACCGGCGCCGCGGATCCGGTTGAACGTCAGGGAATCCACATCAAATTCCGCTTGTAGCAAGTCGCTTTCAGCTGCGGACCCGGTTGAATTCATTTCTTTGTATTCCTCCACTGATAGGTACCGCAGCGCACTAAGGGACATTATTTTTTAGGCGGAGCTGCTTCTTTACCCGCCTCTTCATCCAGCGCGGCCTGTAGTGCTTTAATCTGCTCTTTCAAGCTGGCGTTTTCCTCCAGTACGGCCTGATGCTGGGCGAAAGGAACTGACTTTCCTGCGCCTGTTTGCAACACCTTACCGGTATCGTCTACAATGTCAAACCCATCACGGACATACTGTTCTTTCTGGGTTTCGGCGATGGTATATTCCTTGTTTCCTTTTACTGCTTTCATGAAGTAACCTCCTTTATGCCTGCACGTTCATTGCAACGCCGGCGGCCTTGCGCTCAATGAGGAACAAATCCCCATAGTTGCGATTCTGATACAGATAACCGTCTGCGGTACGGGAATCGGTGCCGGGAGTAAATAGTTTGATGTAGCTATACTTATCGCGGCAAATCACAGCAGAAGGATGGGTCAGAATAAAGTTAATCTGCTTTGCACCTGCAGCTGCGACACAGCCGTTAGTGAAGTCGTACTTGGTCTTCATCCGCGCGGAAGGCACCGGTTTAATGCTTACATCATCTAGACCATGAACCTTTCGGTTAATAGTGCTTGCGGTAGTCACTGTCATAATGCGCTGGATTCCCTCGGCTTCTTTCAGAAGCTTCCGAACGGTAGGAGTAGCGTATAGAATACGACCTTCCTCCGGCACACCGGCTTCGTCCATTCCTTCCATCTGAGCATCAAAGAGTTCCAGCAGATTCTTAACATCCAGCACAGTGCTATCGATATTGCCTGAATAAGTAGTTAGCTCTGCATGAAGCTTAGAAAAGCGATAGGAATCCTTTTCGGGGATGGCTTGCTCCTCCTCAAATGTGTTCTGGATATTGGCAACAGCCATAACCAAGTTTGTTTCGTCGATGTCCATGGGGTCGATAAAGAATTCTATATCACGGTCATGAGATAGTTTCTTGGGCTCCCAATCGTTAGACATCATACCGGCATTAAAACCAGGCGAACGGGTATGGTCCTTGTATCCACTAAGTGTCATGCGAGGTAACTTGATGGTCTGGGCATTGATAAACTGCACGCCGGAATTACTTTTGGTCAGTGCATCGGAGCACAACTCCCTTTCATATTTCTGGGCGAGCTGTCGAGCAAACATTTCTGCATAATCATAAACTGCCATGTAAAATCAATCCTTTCATTTTTTAAAGTTGCCGAAAGCAAAAGAGAGTTGGTCATCCTCCGCAATTGGCGTTTCTTTACTGCCAGCGCCTACACGAAAACCGGCGTTGCTGGTTCTCCTTGGGTCCTCTTCTTTCTTCCATTCCGGGTGCCGCTTTAAGACCTCTTTTAGGGCATCCGCAATACTGTCCTCATCCACGTCTTCCCCACTTTTTTCGGCGCTGTGAATAGCCAGCAACACGGCGTCTTCCACAGCTTCCGGCTTTACACCAGACTTATAAGCAGAAAGCTCTGCGCGGGTCTGAAGCAGATTACGCTGGGCTTCCAAAAGTTCGGTGTTGTCTGCTGGGGTTGTCGCTGTTTGCTGTGCCGGGGCTGTAGCCTGTTTTCCTGCCGGTAAGTCCGCAGGCTTAGTAGCGGGCGCCGGTGTTACCTGCTGCTTTGTCCACTTCTTCTGTTCACGCTTTAGGCGGTTGGCGATAAGCGCGTCAAGTTCCTCCTGCGTTTTGGGCAGTTCCTCAGAGACGGACTCAGCGGCTTGGTCTTTCGGTTTTGAATCAGGTTCATCGCCGGCGGGTGGTTCTGCAAATAACTGAATGTTGGGTCTAAGGTATTTACTCATAATAAACAACTCCTTTTAGAGGCTGTCGGCTGTAATTTCCTTGCTGCTTTTTGTGCCATCAGCATGTTTTTGGCATAAAAATAAAGCCTATTACGCTAGGCTTTAGAGCGAGATATTCGGATCACCTCTTGAAAATGGGTATAAAAATACCACCTTACCATTTCGGCAGGTGGTATTTATTCGACTGTAATGGATTCGATTTCCGGGAGCATAATCTCCGTAAGACCACTCTCACGTTCAATCACAATACTCGCCACTTCTGGGTCATTGTCCAATGCCTGGGTTACAATGCAGCAAAAGCCGCTGAGAACTTGACCGTCGGTACAGTTCACGTGGATATTTTTGCCGCGATATTCATAGAGTTCTTTTTCCGTCACGGGGTTTCACCTCTCTCATTGTTGGGACTATATGTGTCCCTGTCTTGCTATAATGAATAATAAATCTGGAAGTAGAGACTTCCGTTCCATCCTGGTCGACCGCCATTCCGATTGCCCTTCCAGTCTCCACAAGTTCCGTTTGCTTCCAACGATTCTTACTATCCCGCAGCAGCTCACCGGTTCCCGCATACTGTTCCACCAACTCCTGGGCTTCCTGCGTTGATATTGTCAAATAACTGCGCCCGGGGATGTAGTTATTATGTCCTAGAATATGCTTACCCTGTTTTCCAGGAGATATTGTTAGAATAGATTCCGTACGGATATCTGCTTTCAGTATAGCATCTTCCCTAGAGATTTCAATAGGAACACCATATGTTTTTTCACGCCAATAATCTCGTCGGAGAACGTCGTCGTGTTCGGCGATGAAGTCCCGGAGCTCTTTTTGTAAAGCAGAAACCTTTTGCTTATATTCCTTTTCCAGGGAAGGTTGTTGAACACCCTCTGCCATACGCTTGTATTCCCGAACTTTCTTTTCTAGTACTCGCTGTTGTTGCTCCAGTTCCGAGTTCTCTTTAACTTTGGCAGTATCCATTGGATTCGGCAAACGGCTGATTCCCTCGAACCATGTTGATACTGTGTGCCGACAGTTAGGATGAAACAAACCAGCCTCTACTGCAATTGATAGAAGCGGATACCAGTTGTCGTTTGTACTCAACCCCCTACCTCTTTTGCTCTGTCCGGCGAACTCCCCCCGTACATCATCAATATAAACTCGCCCTTGCCACGGCAGGCAAGTCTCAGAGCAAGCTCCGTATTGGCTGACCAGCACCGTATCAATACCGAGCTCTGCCCGGCGCTTTGCTTCCCCCTGCAGAAAAGAGCGCGTTGCCGCCGTTCGTAGCGCCATTTGAACATAATCAGCAATGTTCACCCGTGAGCCGTTTCTGTACTCAATGCAGTTAATTCCAGCTTTTAGGAAATCCTGCACCGCCATGTCAATTGCCTGCGGCAGCGTTGTCGCGCCGGCCGCCATTGCCGTAGCTGCCTGTGATATGGTTCGGCGGTATACATCGTCCATCATGCGCAGGGCGGCCGTCTGTGCCTTACTCTCGGCTTGGTGCATATCCCGCATTAGGTTTTCAAGACGGCGGTCATTCACGCGGAAGAAATGGTTGTCCGGAATACTGGAAACCCCAAGAGCCTCTTTTGCTTCTTGGTTTACCTTATCGATACCCTCGGCAAACTGTTCCGCCAGCATCGTTTGAGTTTCAGCATCAATCACATCTGTATATTCCGACATAATGGTCTTATTCTCCTGCCGGAATCGCTCGATGTTCTGCAGCTTTTCAGCCTGCCACGCAGGCCAGTTAAAGCCCTCATCACGTTCCCAAGCTTTATGCCTCGCTAGGTTGCGCTTTAAGGAGGCAACCAGGCGCTGCTCCATCTCAACAAACAGATCGGCAATGTCTTTCCATGAGAGCATTACGCCTCACCGCCAACCTGCAGTTCGTCACCAACCTTCGGCGGTTCATCCACAAATTCTATTCCGCGAAGCTGCTTGATTCTAGTTACCTCGGCAGCCTTCCATTTATCGTCTTTGCTATTTCCCCACATTTCATTTACCTGGGTTTCCACACTCATGGTGTTCGCTGTGGCGGCTTTATTCACGATTTCCACCCGGGAGTCAAAGCTAGGCGCCCCATACTCGCCAAACTCAACTGAGGGCTCATAATTTTCCAGTGTGCGTCCCTGCATCACATCATAGGTCATCAGAATCGCACAAATCAGTTGAGGCAGGGCCTTCTCCAGAACTCCGGTGATGGTGTTGCGAGTGTAGCCGGTAACGTCCTTCTTTTCACGCTGGGCATCTGCAGAAGACATTTTCCCAACATCGATTCCCAGTGTGGCCGGAGAAACAATCCCTTGTAGACACATATCGAGAGCGGCCGTATACGATGCTAGGAAAGCTTCGTAACGTATTTCTGGCTGAATCGTCTCAATTTTACTGATTGCATCCTCATGAGAGTCGGTGCCGGTCTTAATATACTCACTGCCAAAATCGTTAAGTTGCTGCTTCTCCCCGGTTGTGATGTCGGAGGGTACTAAATCTTCTGGGATATATTTTTTCACACGGCCGGCACGGATCGCATCCCACCATTGGCTGATTACTTCATCCAACGCATCAAAGCTGTCCAGCTTGCCCTCATAAATCGCTTTCCCCCGGCCAGTATACTTTGCGCTCTCAAAGACCTTAAATGGTACTGCCATCATAAAGTTCCCAGCAAACTGCACTGGCTTTAGGTCTGCCAGTTCTGGAACTCGGCCTAGATTAACCTCACTGTCGCCATCATAAAGACGATAGGATACGGAGCTTATACTGTACGTTTCGCACAGGCGATATGTTTTATGTTTCTCTGCATAATCAGTCCAAAAGCGTATCCCCACAATATGTCCATGCTTTTTGATATACTCCACACGGTCTGCTTCGTAGAACTCCACAATAGGAATATCCGAAGCCTGCGGGTCAACGGAAATCTTCCACGCTCCATCACCGGATTTTAAAGCACCTACAATACCTTTACCTACAATCTCTTGAAAGTTCAGTTTGTCCTGTAATTCCTCCCAGGCATCTTTCCCTTTGTCAGTTTTGAATGTTACATTATCCATATCCGACTTTACCAGATAAGCCAGAGTATCGACCAAAATGGCAGGAAGCCCGCTGTGAATCTTTCGCAGCTTCAGATTATTGCCTGGCACCGCCGCCCACCAGCGTGCTGCATTGGTTGGGTCCTGCGCACCGAGCTGTTTGTAAAGCTGCTCCAGTTCGCTGGCGTCACCCCGGTACCAAATTTGATTCCGGATAACCGACGCCTGAAAGCTAAGCGGTTCCTGAATCACAATGCTGTTGACCGTTGCCGGCTGAATCTGCAGCCAATTTCTGACCATACTTTTCACCTTCTCCCCGATTTTACCCATCTAATTTCACGCTCCCTATTAAATGCTTATACGGCAACCAACTATATTGGTCTGCGTTGATGGTGTGATCGTTGCCATCTTCCGGCACATTATCCTTTTCTTCATTCCAGCTGTAGGAATTGAGTTCATCAATCTCAGGCTGGCAATAATCTTCCACCAGAAGAAAATCACAATGTGCCATCCAGCCCGCCTGCAGGTTGATACGGTCAATAATCTGGGTCTTTTTCCAGGCCGGTACGAAGTCGTAGATGCAGCCGTTCTGTCGCTTATACTTCTGACATTCAATAATCGTCGCCTGGTCTGCGGAATCAATGTAAACAGTACGTGCAAACAAACCCCACAATGCCCTGTTGCGCTCTAGAAAGTCAATTAGTAAAGGTGGAATATCCGACGGTGCCAAAGGTGTATTACGCCCTCGGTTGCTGAGCTCCTGCGCTGCGAGCGTTATCTTCTTGCGGTCAGTTGTGATACCGGTGAATACAAAAGCAAAGGTGTCGGCCGTTTTCTGTGAATAGGAAGTATCCACGCCGGCAGATACCTGTTGGAATTTTACGGTACCGTCCTTTATCTGTTCCATGAGATCCGAAGCCTTAATAAGATTCTTTTTCTGCAGGTCGAAAACCAGACCAGTGGAGCGGCCGCGCAAACCTTTGATTTTATTCTTCCACAACTTTGTTCCTGGTGCTACACCTGCAAGCAGCTGTTCACGTTTCTCTGGAGTTAAGGAGAGGTTGTCGTCAAATGTAAAGTACCAATGTACCCACCTCGGCATTGTAGGCTGGTCCAGTTGTTTCAGCAGTTCTTTCGGTGTTCCGTTTTCCCATTCTGGGAGCGGTCTGCAGCGATTGATGTACTCCCTGTAAATCGGTAGGTTCGGATCATCGGGGTTTAAGGTCATCATCATGTAATCGTAGCGGATGGAAACCTCACGCACAAAGTCCATGTCGGCGATGTTGGCCTCATCGATGTACACGCAACCATACTGACCGCCCAGGGCTTTCTTCCACCGTGCTTTATTATCGTAACCCAGCACATAAACAATCTTATCTCCAGCCGGTGTACAGTACCGCAGGTGGGGCATTGTAATACCCTTACCACCGGAAGGATGATAAGAAATAAGGCCGCTGAAAACATCCAGCAGCCCGAAGTCTTTTGTTATGACGTTTTTCTCAAGAGTACCCAAGTCATTGCCAGCCATGATATGCGCCCGCTGGTGGGATTCTGCTACTCGGAACATGAATTTCACTATGCCAACTGTAGTCTTACCGGCATAGGTGGTTCCCTCCAGAACTTCCAGCTTCGCCCGGTGCTTCATGAAGGCAATATACTTCTGTGACAGCTTCATCCAGTATCACCGGAAGTTAGCTCCTGCTCCTTACTCGTGTTATCGTCCTGCAGCTGTTCCAGAATAGAAGTCAGAGCCGCACCGCCCGTATCAATACTGCCAGAGTGCTCCACCTTGTCCGTAAACATGCCAAGGTGCTTGCCCAGAAGCTCCAGCGCCTTGAGCTTGTCGGCCAGCTTGATTTCGCGCTCTACCCCCTCACCGTCGGCTGTGGGAATCGTCTTGACCTTTACCGAAGCGATGGCTGCTGTATCATCTTCACAGGCATCCACTTTCAAAGTGGCACTGTCTATGTCTATAACATCATTGGCGTTGATAAAGGCGACTCGGGCTAACTCGCGAATAACGCGGTCCGCGTTGGCTCCTGTGCGCTTTGAGCGTTCAGCTATGGCTTTGTCTATACGTGCGCGAATCTCAGGTTTCTGCATGTTCTCACTGCCAATAGAAGCAGCGCTTTCAGGGCTGTATCCTGCTCGTATGGCTGCCTGTGTAGCGTTCAGGTCAATGAGATATTCCTCACAGAACTGCTTTTGTTTATTAGTCATGAGTGGTCACCTCCTAAAAACAGGTATAAAATAGGACGCTGTGAAAAGCGTCCTCAGCTGAGTACTAAAATTATATATAGAATAGCTTATTAAGAAGGAATGTTCACAAGGAAAGTTTGCATTTCATCTAGTACTTGAGAATATTTTTTTCGATCACTGGCATTTAATTTGATTGTATTCATCTCATTTTTTATAACTTCTATTGCCATAAGGCATTGCATTATTTGATTTTTTGTCAAAACCTGATTCTTAATTGTATAATCTAATTCAGATATTTGCTTTTGTAATTTTTCATCCTCTGATAATTTATTGATCCTAAGAACATTTTTAACATCATTGTACAGTTCTGAATCAAATTTAATAACCGCTCCGGTATTCTGTATTTGAGACTTAATACTTCCAATATCGTTCATTATTCCTTGTAGAACTACCGCTATTGTATCATCAGGAGATAGACTTCCAGTTTTTAACTCTGCACTGTTTAATCCAAGTAATTTAATTATTGAACCAAAATTTTTCCCACTCGCTGTAGCTTCAATGGCCTTTATAATCTTTTTCCTATCTTCAATAATCTCATCATATATTCTTCCTGAACGGTAATCTGTTGTAGCAATCCCATTAATATCAAATATACGTTGAGTCCCGATTTCTTGTACTAAAACAACAGGTTTGTCGAATGCCTGTCTTATTCCAAGTTCATATAAAACATTGGGATTTCTAGTACTTAAATCACACAAAACCATAGGTGCATCAATTAGCTCGTGTAAGATTTTCAATTGAATACTGTCGCTTGATTTATCCTCATCTACTCTATGAGGTTTAAAACCAGCCTCTTCTATAGCTGGAGCAAAAAGTTGAGTATAAATTTTATGGAAATGCCCGGAAGCATAGCCTTCAGGATCGCTTATTGGCATAATAACAAAACAAGTATTCTTTTGCTCAGAATCAGATTCTATTTTTTTAGTGTCTGTAGGCATTAAATTTTCCTCCCCAAATTTGTTAATTCAATTATAATAGATTAATTGAATTATTGGAAGAAAATTGGAAGTAAATAGTTTAATTTTTAAAGAACAGATAAACGCCCAGCTATTAGTTGAACGCTTTCCTGAAATGCCCAATCATATAATACCACACTTTGACCTGCATTAAATCAACTGTTTCCGAATGTCTCAGGCGGAAAGCGGCGGCTTTTTATTGCGTCATATCTTGGAAAGTAATTTGATCTGCTATAATCATTAGTTGGAGTAGGGCAACGCGCACACGTTCCCGGACCCGGCCCTCGCTCAATTCGCTTTTGCCTGCGATTTCTTTCCATGTTGGCTGGCGGCAATATTTTCGATTCTGTGGATCTCCCATGTATCTTAGCTCCAATATGTACCGGTCGGTTTTGTCCAGGTGTCCCAGTGCCAGGCCGAGCCAGTTTCTTTTCTCGCGTAGCGCTGCAATCCGGCAGTAGCAGTTCAAGATCTCATCTTCATAATATCGTGACGGGTCCGCCAGCGCCATGTTGGCAGTGCGGTCCCCAGGCAGGCCTTTGCCGCCCGGTAGCCCTGAGAGGTTAACGGACGGCAAATTTATTGTGTTTTTCATCTCTTCGCAGTGCCGGATGGTGGCGAATTCCTCATCAATCATCTGGGGAATATCGTAGTAAATTTTAAGCAGCTCTTTTACTTCGTTAATTGTCAAGCGCCATCATCCTTTCGTATTGGTAGTTAAAGTAATATTTTAGAATTATATCTAGTCTAGTGTCTAATTCTCTGACTGTTAGTATATTTTGCATGTTACTTCTTTACGTTTAAACTAATATGGAATATAATGGATAAAAAATAGAAAAAGGGGGATACAATGGCCATAGTAGAGACAATTATTGATGGCATAGTTAGTCAAATCAAAAGCGTACATGATTTGAAAAATGAGCAAATAATTTATCAAAACAGAGTGAAGGCACAGCTTTACATTAAATTAATTAAAATATTAATTCCTTTTCCTGAAGATATACCAAATGCAGTTTTAAGTATACTGGATTTCCCACCAAATTTTAGAGGGGATTTTTATACCGTAAAGCGAATTTTAAATATACAAATTCAGCACAATGAAAAACTAATTCAAGAAAATAGGAATCTCAATCTGGCTGAAAAAAACGAACTGGAGGCGGACATTGCTAATAGAATTTTTACTAAAAGAGAATTAGCGAAGTTAAAAATTCAATATAACAAATCAAAAAACGAACTTATCGAATTCAAAGAAAATCACATGGCTGAAATGAACTTATATGCTAGTCAGGATGTACTAAACTTGATGGTGATCTTCGATGTTACCATAAAAAACGCCTTTAAATATGGTGCCTATATTGACAAAGATTCTATAACAGTTAATAAACGCCGATTAATAGATTGTATGAGAGCGGAAATACATGTTGATTAACCTTATTGAGGAGACGAAATAACAATGGCTATTGATCAGCTAAAAGTCGCATTCAGCATTCTTCATGAGTTATCAGAAGAAAGTATTCCAAAAGAAAAAGACTACGGTCTGTCAGACCGGCAATTTGTCCATATAGTACTGGATTTGCAGGATAAAGGATATATTAGAAACGCTGTAATTTCTCTCGGAGACGATGAACTAGATTTATATATTGATGAGGCGTATGTTACTTTAGATGGATTGCAATTTTTGCACGATAATTCTACGCTAATGAAAACGTATAAAGGCTTAAAAGCTGGGGTCTAAGAAATAAAAGAATGGATCCAGTTTTTTACACCTTAATGCGCAGTGCAATAATTTCCGCCCCATCCTCCACTTTCAATGACAAAGCACAAGATAAAAAATAAGACTGCATATTGTTAGGCAGACCTCAAAGGGGTCTGCCTAACTTTACTTTACCTCCATAATCTTAACTAGCGTCCGTGGTATCTCTCCATAATACTTAGACATTTGTGTGACGACAATCTGAGCATCATCCTTGTAGGCGAGCTCGTTGAGGGCGTCGCAAATAATCTTTATCACGTTATCGCAGTCTGGCTTTTTTGTTGGGCGGAGCACACCAGCCATCATATCAGCCTGAATCCGTTTGCTTTTACTCTTTGGTATGGGATAGAATGCCGTGATTTGCATAGCCAACTGGGCATCATCCGAAAAGCGGAATCCCTGCGTGGCGGCCTTAAAGCGGAGACGCACCAGTTCTTCATAGACCACGGTCTTGTCCGGTGTGTAGGTCATACTCATGCCGTTCTTGGCTCGTACAACTCGTGGCCGGGCTTTACCCTGCGGAGGGCCAGGGACAACGAATTGAATTCTTTGTGGTCCCTGGGGCATTGCTGCTGCAGGTGGAACAAATCCAGGGATAATTATAGTTTCCATTGTTCAAATCCTCCTCTTTAATTCGTAGTTCTCGGCCGGAGCATCTAGCTTGGCTTTCAAGGCGTATCCCTCATTTCTCCTGAAATTTTCTCATATTCCTCAAGGTCGTATGTAGGCTGACTTGATTCCTGCTTGCTTGATTCTCTCACCCCAGTACGCTTCCATTCTTCCAGGATGGTCTTGACGTAGTTTGCGCTTCGTCCTTTGCCTTTAGCTTCTCCAATAGCCGCCAGGATGGTTTGTACTGGGTAGGATTCACATAGTAGCCTGAATACTTCGGCTTCTCCAGCCTTCGGAGGATGGATAAACTCTTCAAAACAATCCAAAACGCAACGCAACGCATCCGAAGCAGTCGGCAGAGTAATACCAACACAAGATTCCTCCCTTGAAAGAGCCGGGGGTAAGGGGGTTGTGTTATTGGTTAGGTATTGGTTAGGTAAGGTACTGGTTAGGTATATACCGTTACTTGGCGTTACTGTAACGTTACATTCGCCGTTACTAGGTGTTACACTGTCATCACTCGGTAACGTTTCTTTTGGTGTTACTTTCTCTTTCTTTTTGTCTCTGTAACGCTGTACTCTTTGCCGTGTTTTTTCTTTATTGCGCTCCACATAATCAATCAGCAGTTCTGCGCGCTGTTCCCAATTCCGGATAAATATCTCGTCATTGCGTCGTTCAAGAAAATGTATTTCATCTGAAAGAATGGCGTTGTAAAATGTTTCAGGTTTCTTTTCCCATCCTGCGGCCTTGGCAATTGCACGCGGCGGGAAGTTGGTCACGTTACCATCCGGGGCAGAATTAACAGCCCAAGTCCAAAAGCAAACCATCAATCCTACTGCATACGCATTACTTATTTTCAGGGCATCTGCCAAATTATAAATCTTATCATGTTCCTTAATACCATCATCGACTTGTATCCATGCCACTGTGTATCACCTGCCCTCTAGAATACCGTTACCGGCTTACCGGCAACACGTTGAATCTCTTGTTTAAATAACCGGGCGTCACTGTTGTTCCCCGAAAGGTGCAACAGGTATATATGTCGCACCGTACTCATGTTGTTTACTAGTATAAAATTCTTTACGTACTCGAGCCCAAAGTGAGAACGAAGCAGTCGGGGCTTCATACTCTCCGGGATCCGGCCGGATGCGATGCTTTCATTCAACAGTGGTAGGCTGTAATTGCACTCCACCATGACGATGTTCAGACCATTGAATGAGTTTGGAATGTAATAGGTATCCGTCGCAAAGAGCAGCTTCTCGCGAGCGGTGTAGGAATAAATCAGATATCCGCAGGGCTCCGCTGCGTCGTGCTTTGTTTCAAAAGGTAACACCATCCAACTTCCAAGTCGGAACTGCTCTCCGGCGCGTACCACATGCTTTCGGTAAGGGCGGTCTATGCCTGAGATTCCAGCAAACGTGCCGACAGTTGCGTACAAATCAATTCCTCGGGAAGCCAGCCCTGCGGCACCATCGGAGTGGTCACCGTGCTCATGGGTAATCAGGCAGCCGGCTACACGTGGCAGCAGCGGCAGAAATCCGGAAAGAATCTTTTTGGCGGGAATGCCCGCCTCCAAAAGCAGGACACTTTCGCCGTCATCGATGGCATAAGCGTTCCCGGTGCTCCCGGAAGCAAGGCATTTAACTTCTATCATGTTTTAAAACCCTGGCATGTAGCCGCCGTTGGGCTTTGCCTGGCGGGGCGCGGAAGTTTGCCGGGGCTTCTCTTTCGGCGGCTCCTCCGGCGCAGGCGGGGTCGGTTCGGATTCATCAGGCTCTTCTTCCTCTAGCGGCTCTGCGGGCGGCGCCGAGTCCATCACCTCACCTGTTTCCTCATCAATCTGAAGATCAATCGGGGCGGCATTCGCCTTTTCTTTAATTTCCTCCTGAACTTTAATAGCAGGATTGACCTCACGGTAGGCATCCGGGCCAATTTCGACAACCTCATCGGTGGAATAGATTCCCATAATCATATCGGGGCAATTCAGACGGCCGAAGAATGAGGCGGCACGGTACCGAATCATAACTTCGGGCATGGTTTTCCACTTGGAACCGTTCTTATCAATCCACCCCTCTGCTTTTGCCATAGCCATGGTAATAACAGGGCCTTTTACGATATGACCGTTATGGTCTTCAGCAAAAGCGTAGCAGGCCATCTCTGTTCCAGTGCCGGTCAACTCGTACTGCAATTCAGTTTTGTATTTTCGACTTGCATTTATCATGGCTACAATGTACTGGCTGCTCCAAGCTGGGCGCCCATTTACAACATATAAGTTCTGCATAACCATCATAGGGCTGGTATTGAGCCGGTTGGCCATTTCCAAAGCAATGATGCAGTTACCGATGTTGCCCTGATAATCCTTTGGTACAATGGTAGAACTGGCCAGTGCCTGCGCCATTCGCTGTGCAACTTGGAACTCCTGAAATCCGCTGAAAATATTGGTTCCAAGTGTAATATCTCTGCCAACCGATGTAGTCATTTCCTTGTTATCACTCATCTGTTTTTACCTCCTGATTTTCCGAATCATCCTTAATTCTGGATTTACCTAAAATAGTCTTGGCAACGTCCTTGAAAGGAGCAATCTCCTCTTCCGGTACATTGATAGCGGTGACGACGCCCTGGGATAACCCAGAGCGTCCATCAATATCCACCATATCACCAACAGCAACCTCTGTATTTGTAAAATAAGTGTACTCTCTACCGGAAGGCTCGCCATTGCGGACAAAACGCAACTTAATCACATTGGTCTTCATGATACTTCCTCCTCATCATTTTCGGGGTCATTCTGATGGTAAGAGTGCAGCACTTCCGGCCGCACACATCCGTTCATATGAACCGCTTCCCATATATCGCCGGGGTAACTGTCGCTCTCCGAATCCTCAGATTCAAAGTAGCAGCCCTCTTCGCCGTCATCACCCACAGTAAAAAACGGGCAATTGGCGCAACCACAAGGGTAAAGAGCTTTCTGTAGCTCCTCTGACTCCATCTCATCCCCCAAAATATCATTTGTTAAGTCATCAGAAGTTGGCGGCTCCCATTCATCAGCTGTCTCTACCGATTCAACCAAACCGGTGCTGCCATCTACAGTTGTAGTGACTGGCGGCGAATCGGGCACCTCATCAAAAGTCATTTGGTGCTCTCGGTCATAGGGGATAATCGGGTTACCGGCATCGTCCAATGTGATCTGAATTTCTTCGTAAAGCTCGCCTTTGTCTTTTACCTTAATAGGCTCGAACTGATATCCGGTTTCATACTTGACGGCAAACGCATTCCCTCTAGGTTCAAAGGTAACCTTTGCGGTAAAGGTAAATCCTTGTCGTGCTGTTACAGCTGTACGTAGCGCCCAGTTAATCTTATCATCGCAGGCAGCGATTAACGGGAAAAAGAAATCATCATCTCTTAAGCTGACTTTTTCACCTACAGGAACGGTCTTCTGTTCATCTTCTTGTGAAGCGTCTTCACCGCCAGAAGCATTCTGCCAGGAGCAACCCTCCGAAGGATTCTCACCATCGTCGTTCTCAGAATCAACTAATAATTCCTGCTCTGTGTGAACATCGTTCACGGATTCAGAAATATCACCTTCCTGTTCCGTTTCAGGGAATTTATCGGCAAGTGGAACAGAATCATCTTTTCCTTCCAGAGATTCGTCGAAATTCTGCTGTTCCACTTCTGGATTTTTCTCACCGTCGGAATCCGGCTCATAAAACTCAAATTCACGCTGCTTGGCATAATCGTCCAGCATCTCCTGAGCAACCTCCTGGGTATCGCAAATAGGCATATCTCCTACTGGAATATGTACAGAAGGGTTCTCTAGATAGTAAAAGTGAGCTCGGAACTTCCCGTTATCATTTTCTTTGACAAAATAGACCTTGTTGGTGTGTTGGTACTGCATCATAATGTGCTGTGCCTCCCATTTTCCGTCCTGAATCTGGTTCAAGACGATTTCTTTTTCTTCTTCCGGTGAAACATCTTTTCGGCTGCAGTCCGGATTAAAAAACTCATCAAAGAGCTGCTGCTTTGCGGAAATTCCCTTGTTGTTTGCTGCTGGGTAAATGGTCAAGCGGTACCGCCCATCAGTTCCGTAATCAGCACCACGACTAGAAAAAGCGTATTGGTCAGGCTCGATACCATCCAAGCTGTCGGCATATTCCCGGATGAGGTGCAGAAAATCAAAATCAAGGCTATCAATCCTGCCGACACATTTATCCCCGAGGGATAGTGCTGCCGTGCTATCGTATCGGATTCCTTTACTAGCTCGGCATTCATGATTCTGTACTGCTTCCTTTTGCGTAGTCGGGTCCCATGTCATAACCGGGCAAACGAACGGGCAGCCATAGCATACATGCTGCGGCCCATAATCGGGCATACGGAAGCCGGTTGTCCCGGCCACCGTGTTTTTCTCAAAGGTTTTCCCACATTTGCATGTGTAGATGGTCACTGCGGTTCACCTCGGTTCATAGCCATCATGATATATTGTACAGGCAGCTTATCAATCAAATCCTGGGCTGCTTTTTCCGAACCCGGAACTTTGGAAGCAATCTGGCGCTTATACATTTCCAGTGCTGCGATGATAAATGGTGCTGATACTCGATTGATAGGATTAATTGCATTGCAGATTTTCCCAGAATATTCTTGAAATATTTCTCCGAAAACAGGTTCCGGATTCTTGCCGGAGAAAATCACACTTAGCAATTTCTGTTCCAAATCTTTTCTCACGACCGCACCTCCGCTCTCAGCTGCTTGTCCCGAGCAGAAACGTGCAAGCGGATTACCTGGGCATCGATCGGCAGCATACTGGTGACACTCTCGGCATTGTCCACCCAAACCGGCACAGAGATTCTAGCGGCAAGTCCCAGCGTATTGATGATATCAAGACCAGCATTCATGCGGGCGGCACTGTTCAGGTTAGTACCATACTCAATGCCCTTTACAGTGGCCTCGCAGCATGGCTTGATTCCACCGTTGATCTGGACATCAAACAACTTCCAGCGCACCAAGCGAAAAGCAAAGTTGACTTTTTCTTCTATGTCCTGTGCTTTGAGTTGAGTGAAAAGTTCTGCCAGACGGATTCCATCTTCATGTGCAATCAGCTCCTGTCCCAGCTGTCTTTCCTGCTGCTTGAGCTCCTCAATCCGTTTATCCTGCTGGGCAATGATTTCAGTATTGAGTGCCCGGCGCTTGACTGTTTCCAGCTCGCCAGTGACGGTCTGAAGCTGCTGATTCAGTTCTGCGACGCGCTGGTCACCAATAGAATCGAGCTTCACCAACTGATTTTCCAACTGCTCTTCTTCCTGTATTAATTCACAGTAATGGGTAGTATGTTCAAACGGTTCCGGCTTTACATATTGCGTGGAGAGTCTTTCGAGACGAGTCTTCGCCGCAGCAAGAGTTTTTTCTGCTGTAGCCTGCTGCTGCAAATGTTGCTGTAAGGATTTCTCCAGATCCTGTTTGGTGGTTGCCAGCTCCTTGCCCTTGGTTTCCAACTTTTCCAAGTACTCTGCATTGTGCTGCTTAAAATCCCCACGAATTTTCTCTTGCTGCTCCGGTGGGTAATCTTGTCCACAGGTTGGGCAAACGGTTTGATGCTCATCAAAGGTCTGGTTCGCCGTATCCATGCACTTCTGCCGTAACTCGTCCAGTTCGACAGCCAACCCATCAATAACACCTTGGGTACTCTGTGCAGAATATTTGGCTTTGGTAATCTCTCCTTGAAATTGGCTGATTTCCGAACGCACCAGCGCCATTTCTGTTTCCAGTGCGGTGTTTCCGGTGGAGGATTTACGGCTGTAATCTGCCGATGACTGTGCAATTCTGGACTTGATTTCCAGAATCTGATTGCGAAGAATACCTGCTGTCTCGCCATTGCGAATGGCCGAAATATCGTTTTCCAGCTTCATTTTCTGCTTCTGGAGCCGCAGCATTGCGGGGCCATCATCGGACTGTGGCAAATCAAAAGGTTTTGCTTTCTCTGCTTCATCAATCCGGCCAGGTATTTCACCCATCTGCTTATTGATTTTCTGACGCTGCACTTTGGTTATCTCAGAATAATCATCTACCGACTTGGTACCGATATAGTGAATGAGAGGCTTTAGTTCATCATGTGCATTAATGATTTCCAGATCATCCACCGTCGGTGCGAAGTGCTTGAGCAGTATGTCTCTCCTTGCATCCCACTTGAGTTTTCCCGCGAACATATCCGGGTCAGTCAATAGCATGAATGTCTGTTCGTCGCAGATGGAGGAAATAAAAGAGGTATAATCCTTTTTGGGCTTTGGTACGTCGTTAATATAAAAGTCTGTTTCATGCCCTTGAAATTCACGTTCTGCTTCACCATTTTTGCGGCGAAATTTCTCACGGTAGACACGCTGCAATGTGAAGGCTTGGCCATCATTGCCAAGAAAAGCACCTTTTACAGAATAATCAAGCCCGGAGGTACCCCGGGTCTTGACTTCAAAATTACTATCACTGCGGCCGGCACTGTCTTTGCCAAACAATAACCAAAAATACGCATCGGCCAGTGTGGTTTTTCCAGTAGCATTGTCCCCAAAAACATCTACATTCGCACCCTGGGCGCCAAGCTCAAAATGCTTGATTCCCTTATAATTATCAAGAATTAAACTCAGCAACTTCATGACTTTGCTCCTCTCTGCGCAGGCTGATAATATAATCTTCACCGGCGGCTTTAAAATGGCAGGTTGCCCACCCCGCGGTTTGATTCGCTTCAAGATACCCCATCTCTACAGGAGGGTAAGAATACTCCAAGCTTCTCATCAACCCTGTTAACTCAACCGCAAATAGAAAAGGACGCTTCACAATGGTGGTCGTAGAAAGAGGGAATGAGTCTGGATTATCCTTTGATATAACTGATGTATCTTCCTTCTTGCTTGGTGATTTTAGTTCACATGCTACAGATTCAAGTTCCGGGGGCGATTCTGGAGGAGAAACCGCAGAATCGTTGACAACCGGTACTGACTCAGCTTCCATGGGAGTGGAAGGCATTACAGATGAGCGTGACTTTTTATCACTATGAAGTCTGCTTTGAACTTGATGAACTTTTAACCCCATGATACGGGCAATTTCAGACGGACCTTTGCCATCGGCTCGTAACTGATGCAACTGTTCAAGCTGTTTGGTGGTCCACCAAGTTCTACCGGAGCGTTCCTTATTAGATTCCTGCAAAGTCGGAACATCACATTGAATTTGTGGCATTAGTGCCAGAACTTGCAGTATCTCACTTTCTTTCACCTGCATCCCCTTTGCAAGGCGCTTAACCTCAATATCCTTATCCACAGCTACAGCCATAGCCCGGCGTACAACCGTTATCTGATAATCGTTAAGCATTCGTCTTCCCCTCCTTTGCCATAAAGCTTTCAAGGTAAGCCTTCTGAATTTCACTTTCAGGGACTCCGTTTTTCCTCAGATCCAACGTATAGCAAGCTAAGATAGCAAGCAATTTTTGTATTTCACCGTACATTTCCATATGCAGATTTGTTCCAGAGTAAATGTCGGCATGTACAAAGGCATCTGGCCGCGACTTGACATCGCTGAGATTTTGCTCTAAACTGAAATTAATAGATTTTTCTTTATCGCTCTCGGTGCTACCAACGCCGGGGGCGACTTTTTTTGCATTCATTGTCGAGCCAAGCAATGAAATCATTGCAGCGTACTGAGCATCATTAAGTACACCCAAACGATTTAGGCCAGTAATGTATCCTATGTTCTGATGGTATGCCTGCCGGGTGCCGTCAGGGGAAGTAATCTTAGTCAGCTCCTCAAGTGAGTTTTTGAATAACTCCACCGCCTGGGGCCTTATTTCTGTAAAATCTAGCATGCTGATTTCTCCTTCTCAAATATATTCTTCCAGCGCTCGTCATTGCGCTGTTTAATGATGACATCGCTGAGCATTATAGATAGCTGATACACGTTATACTGCGCGAACTGCAGTCCTCCTGACCGGGTACCCAGATGATAATCATCGAGAATCTGCTGAACGGCCGCTTGAAATTCTGCTTCGGTGAGTTCGCCGCCAACTCTGTCCCGAGTCAACTCAAAAGTACGTATTGCCGCGTGGGTTTCTTTGCTATAACGTCGCTGATGCTCCTTTTTCTGCTGACGCTGTTCAACCCTGCCATCTAAGTACACGGCAGTGCCTGAAACAAAGATGATAAGCAAAATCATAGCCAGAAACAGCAAAGCTGGATAAAACTCTGATTTCATGTTTTCCCCCTCCTAGCAAGCCGCCGGCGCTTGTCCATCACATCAGCAAGAGACGAAATGTACTGCGGTTTGATACCTGCCAGCCAGCAGACAGCGCAACCGGCTTCTCGCGGAGAGAGATTATGTTTGTTCCTGAGTTGACCCGCACAGCGGGCGAACTTGTCCAGGTGTTTCTGGGGAATCTTCATAGTGCAACTCCTTTCATTTTTGCAGGTATACCATTGGGTCTTTTCCAGTTTCTTTGCAAACCATAATTAACGCTTCCCTCAACTCTTCTGGCGTGTAGGCATCGCGTTGGTACTTCTGCAATACGATTCGATTATTGTCAACGAAGATTTCTAATTGGGTACCAATTTCAATACTTAAGTTTTTACGGATTTCTTTTGGGATTACGACGCGGCCAAACTGGTCAATCGGCCTTACCATTCCTGTTGATTTCATTATGTTGTCTCCTTTCTTTTATTGGGTACGGGCAGATTTATGAGGACATCACGTCCTCTAAGGTCAATTTTCGAAGCGGCTCAAATTTAACCTTGCTTCTTTTTTTACTGCCGGAAAAATTACGACGGTATCCCTCTGCGGGGCCAGTATGTTTTTTTATGTAAGCTTGTAGTCCAGATTCGCTTACCATATGTGCTTTACCATCATTTAGGGTATCTCCAAATTCTCCAGCACGTATTTTGCGCCGTATAGTGTCGCTAGATTTATTAAACATCTTAGCGAGCTGCTCGACGGTGTAAAATTGCATGAATGCACCTCCTTTCTCTATATTTATGGTTGTCCCTCTTTCCCGCCTGCGGTAAAATGGTTATGAGAAAGGGGTGAAACAATGAAATTAAACCCGGATTGTATTCGTGATATCTTGCTAATGGTTGAAGAAGAGTCAAGCTTTAGAAATGTAATTTTCTTTAAAAACAATTACGAATATGTTCACTTACAGAAATACTCAATGGATGAGGTTTGCTACCACATAAATCAGTGTAAATTAACTGGATTTCTAACTCGTGTAGATTGGACTATGGAATCACACTGTTATATTTACGACTTATCACCTTACGGGCATGAATTTCTAGCAAATATTAGAACGGACACTAACTGGAATAAGGTAAAGCAAAACGCTAAAAAAGTCGGTTCCGAATCCTTAAGCATTCTCGCCCAAATTGCAGCTCAAGTCATCAGCAACATGCTTACTAATTGACATTGAAGCAATATCAACAATTAGTTTTAGCAAAAGCTCTGCCGTGCCGTCAGTAGAGCTTTTTAACTCAAAGCCTATTACACCGTCAATTTCTTTTGCATCTAAAAACATGCAACCATTTTTAATAGTAAGCTGGTGCACACTCACCCCTCCTATCCGCCCCGCTTGCGCGGGGCTTTTTTATGCCGACTTTTGCGGCTGGTCATCAAAACCAAACAGCTCGTTTGGCGTTACGCCAAGGGCGGCAAGGATCTTGTATATGTCCTCGCTAGCAATAATTTTTCGCCCGTTTAACATATTACTAAAAGTTTTTTCGTTGATGCCTGCGCGCTCAGCAATTGCACTTTGCTTATATCCCTGCTGACGAATAATACGCCTTATGCTTACTGCGAGATTAGAATCCATTCTAAATCGCTCCTTTCTTTGTACTTGCCCTCCTCCCAAGCCTGCGGTAGAATAGTGTTGAAAGGGGGTGAAATAATGGAAATTCCTAGCTTCCAAGACTTCTGGAACTCACTTTCAGAAGATCAAATAGCTAAATGGGTTAGTAGCTCAAATGAAGCGCAACTAAAAATGAAGTTATTGCCATTGAGTGAAGATTCTCTGAATGCAAACCTTACCTCTATAGCGACTGTTAATTTGCTCATTTCGCGGAACATGCTTGCTGCGTATCACGAGTGGCTTTCCCGACAGCTTTCTGATCAATCGTAATTTTGCTCTCCTTATTCACAGATAACCTATCTAATGATTTATACCGTAAACTTTCGCGGTACGACGCGGTGGATGCAGTCAGACTAGCAAGAGCTAATACCTCTTCTGGGCTGGCTGCACTTTTTGTTAAATTAATAATCAGCTTTTGTAATGCAACTATGCTTTCAATAAATGAATCTTTTGTTTCACTCACTTTTTCCACCTCCAATCTCAAGAATCTTGTCCACAGCTTTATAATAACTCAAGAAACTTTATGAGTCAATATATTTTTCTAAAGTTTCTTGATGTTTTTTCTTGACGTTTGAATAATGGCGTTGTAATATGAATTCATCAAGGAGTGATACGATGGGAATTGGAAAGCGTATAAAAGAAGCGCGTGAAAAGCTTGGGCTTACGCAAAAAGAATTAGGGGATTTGCTAGGTGTGACAGGTTCTGCCGTAACTAACTATGAAAATGAAGTTAGTCATCCTAAGGAGCCGATTATGTATAAAATGTTTGAAGCTCTTCAAGTAGATGCTAATTATTTGTTTCAAGACACTATGCCAGAAAATGAAAATTCCCCCGCCCCGGCAAATGCCGAAACAGGGGAATTAGATAAACAAGAACAAACACTAATACAGAATTACCGTGCCTTAAATGATGAAGGCAAGGAAAAACTGTTAGATTACTCAGATGACTTAGTCTCGTCGAGTAAGTACACAAAAAATAATCAGTCTCAAGTTTCTCAGGAAGCATAAATAACCCCACACACTACTGCAAATAGCGTGTGGGGCAAAATGGAAAGTTATTCACATCCGACTCTCCTTTATTAATTATACAGTATTGGTTAATATTGTAAATTTAGGAGGAGAACTATGAAAAAATTATTAGCTTTATTCATTTGCGTCTTGCTGGGTGCTCAAATAACGGCTTGTTCCAGTAATTCAACGGGCACCCCATCAAAGGATTCTACCAGTTCTTTATCTTCCTCAGGGGAGAAAAGTATTGACGTCAACAAAGGTGTATTCGATGTTTCTATCACATTTCCAGCTTCTATGTTTGCAGGATTAGATCTTGATGCTATAAAAAAGCAGGCTGGTGAACAGGGTATAAAAAACGTAACACAGAATTCAGATGGTTCTATCACCTACAAAATGTCTAAATCTGAACATAACAAGCTTATGAAAGAAACCAAAGATACAACTGTCAAAACTCTAAATGAATACAAAGATAGCAGCGAGTATGAATCTATAACTGACGTGAAATACAATGACGATTTCAGTCAAATTCAATTCACAGCAGATAAAGAGAAATATGAAAATAGTATGGACGCTTTTGTAGCTTTAGGTGCGGGTTTACAAGGGATGTTTTATCAGATTCTTGACGGTAAGAAGTCAGATGAAATTTCTGTAAAAGTAGATTTTATTGACTCTAAAACCGGGGATGTACTAAACAGCGCCACATATCCTGATGCTTTCGATACTTCATCTAGTTCTAAATAAATAAAAACCGCCCCACCCTGTTAGCGCAGGATAGAGCGGCCACTATCAACCAAGGGCTGACAGTATGATAAAATCACAGTTAAATTATACCTGTTTAGCCCTCAAAAATCAACAGGAGGGCTATTTTTATGCCAAAAAAAAGAGCAGATGGGCGGTATCGAAAAAGTGTAACTTTGCCCGATGGCTCAGTAAAATATGTATATGCTGCTAGCGTGCCAGCTCTGAACGAAAAGGTGCGTGCTTTATTAAAAGAAGCAGATTCTGGAGTTTTAGTGGGTGATAATACGCTTGTTGGCGAATGGGCCGCAATATGGTTAAAAACCTATAAAATGAATCTGCGAGCGAACACAATAAAAAACTATTTGAACGCTTACAATAATCACATTGCTCCTGAAATTGCAGCTCTACCTTTAAAAGCAATTAGGCCTGTTCACATTCAGAGCGTTATGAATCAAGTTTCAGGCTTTTCCGAAGATTTGCAACGTAAAGTTCTAAATACGATGAATCAGATATTTGAAACAGCTATTATGAACCGGCTAATTTCAACCAATCCCTGCAAAGGAATAAAGATTACAGCTCACAACATTGCCAAGAAAGTTAAAGCACTGTCTCCGGAGCAGCAGGAACATCTTCTTGACTCTGTGACAGATCCGCGGGCGAAAGTGTTCATTGCGTTGGGTTTGTTTTGTGGCCTGCGCAGAGAAGAATCTCTGGGGCTTATGTGGACAGATATACAAGACGGAAAGCTCACGGTAAATCGAGCGGTTACTTTCCTCAAAAATCAACAAGACCCGAATCATGAATTAAAAAGCAAAGCTGCGCACCGTACTATCCCTGTTCCCCCTCCCCTTGAGGACATATTAAACGCGGCTTCAAAAGAAGGGTTATATGTAATCGTTCCTCCGATGGGTGGCGAAATGACTTTAATGTCCTATCGCAGAATGTGGGCGCATGTAACAAAGGCAGTTGACTTTGACATTCATAGCCATATGCTCCGCCACACATATGCAACTTCCCTATATCGTGCAGGAATTGATTTGAAAACTGCGCAGTACCTTTTAGGGCATTCCAGTATTAAAATGACAGCCGAAATTTACACCCACATACAAAAGGATAAGCTGGATGATGCGGCTTTAAAATTGAACGAAATATTTAGTGGAGGGTCAAAAAAGGGTCAATCTTCTAAAAAAGCTTGA